GTCGATTGTGTAAGTGATTGTACAAATGTTCTTGCTAAGACTTCTACAATCCCAACCTTCGTCCTCCCCAACATCACCAGAGACTCCCCACTACCGTCTTAGGAGAGTATCTCCTCCCTAGAACGTAAGAAAGGCTCATTTATTTGGGCTTTTCTTACACCTTCTATTGATTTTCCTTATAACATTATGATATAATATAAGGTATATGAAAATTAAAACTTACAAGGAGAATGTATGGCTGAAGAGCTAAATGAACAGCTATTATCTCCAGACGCAGATGTAAATGCCCCTCCGCGTATTGCAATGGGAGCACAGGGCTACCCCGGCTTGAAGGTTGTATCACAGCAAATTCAGCAGGAGGCAGTACAAAAACTCCGTATGCCTTACCTCATTAAAGAAATTGATGAGATGAAGCGTGACTCTGCAATTGCTTCTGCCCTCACGTTCTATAAGATGATGATGGCACGAGTAGATTGGGATGTCAAGGTTCCTGTTGGAGCGTCTAAAGAGACAGTTGAACGTGCTAAGTTCATTAAGAGCTGTATGCACGATATGGATAGATCGTGGTTTGATTTCATTCAATCTACGCTCTCTAGTATTGACTACGGCTTCTCCATTTCTGAAATGGTGTTTAAGCGTAGAACAAAGAATAACAGTAAATACGATGATGGGTTGGTTGGGTTGAAAGACCTTGCTCCAAGAGCACAGCAAACACACAAAGAATGGGATTACTCAGAAGATGGCAGGTTGTTGAAGGGTTGGTATCAATCCACATCTAATCTTCCATCTGGTTCTCGTTATTCCCAATTGCAAGGTAAAGAGAAGATTTACATCCCTCGTGATAAATTCCTTCTGTTCCGTACAAGCCCTGAGAATGGGAACCCTGAAGGAACAGCTTCTTTGAAATCCGCTTGGATTGCATGGCGTTATAAGAAAGCCATTGAAGAAGAAGAAATGAAGGGGATTGCTCGTGACCTTGGTGGTTTGCTTGTAATGCAAATCCCTGCCCGTTACATGAGTCCTGATGCCCCTGCTGCTGAAAAGGCTGTTTATTCCAGCACACAAACGTATGGACGTAACGTAGCTAATGGCGAACAAAGTTGTTTGATTCTCCCTAGTGATGTTGATCCTGAAACCAAACAGAAACTCTTCAGTGTTGACTTGATGACTTCCCAAGGGAGTCGTGGCTACGACACAAATAAGATTCTTCAGCGTTATCAGAGCCAAATGCTTGTTGCCTTGTTTGCCGACCTACTTCAAATGGGCGCAGATGGTGGCGGAAGCTTTGCTCTTTCTGATAACAAGAAAGACTTGGTTGAATACGCTATTGAATTCCGTTTGAAAGAGATTGCGAATGTTCTGAATAAGGAATTGATTCCTACCCTGTTTAAGATGAATCAATGGGACCAAAAAGAACTCCCCTATTTCGCTCCTAGTAAAACCACAGAAGAGTCTCTTGAAAACTACTCCAAGTATATTCAACGGGTTTGCTCGGTTTCGGCAATTGAAATGGATAGAGAGTTCTACAACAAGACTCGTACCATTATGGGTTTGACTCCGTTTGATGAAGATGAGCCTATCCACGAAGATGAAATTCCTAATACTGTTTCTCGCGCAGGCGACGGAATGGAAACAGGAAAGACGGGCAACGGTACTAGCGACAATGTAGCTGGAACAGACAATAGTTCCTTGAATAACGAAAACAACGCTTAGGAGAGCGAATGGCACACAAACTAACGAAATTCGCTCTTACTGAGCTTTACAACAAACCACACCTTGTTACTGAAGCTTCCCTGCTCCCAATCCTTGATTATGTAGATATGCGTAATCTCGAAAACTTCAAGTTTGAAGAGTGGGACGGTGAAGACGAGGATGATGAAGATAAGAAGCATAAACCCGAAGTAGTGAACGGAGTAGCTGTGATTAAGATTCATGGCTCTCTGTCCTACCGTCCGCGCCAAACAATGTGTGGAGTTCTTGGTACAAGTTATCAAGGATTGCTTAAAGAGTTTGATGCTGCAATCGAGTCTGGTGCAAAGACAATCGTGTTCGATGTGAACTCTGGTGGTGGTGAAGCATATTCTTGTTTCTCTACAGCCAATGAGATTCGTCGTCGTGCTGATGAAGCTGGTGTTAATTTGATTAGTTTCGTAGACGGTAGCTCGTGCTCTGCGGCATATGCAATTCCTGTTGTTTCGGATGCAATTATTGCTCACCCAAATGCTGGAGTTGGCTCTATCGGCGTACTCATCTGCCTGATGGACGATTCTGAAGCAATGAAGAAAGAAGGCTACAAACGTAAGTTTATTGCCTACCCGAAAGATAAAGTTCCCTACGGGGAAGACGGTCAATTCACAGATAAGTTTATTGGTCGCCTAGAAAAAGAAGTAAAAGAACTGGCTTATGAGTTTGCAGAACATGTCTCTAAGTACACAGGTCTTCCTACAGAAGAAATCCTCTCTCTTGATGCCCAAGTGTTTACAGCTAAAGAAGCTCTCTCGCTTGGATTGATTAACGGGATTATGGATCAGCACGAATTTTCCAAATACGTCGCTGAGAATTTTATGACAAATGAATGGAGATTTTGATGCTCGATAGTCTTAAGAAAGCATTCGGCAATAAAGAAGGAGCTGTTGCCGGTGTGACAGATCAAGTAGCTCAATTGCAGTCTGAATTGCAAACAGCAATGGACTTGCTTGAGCAAGCGAATGAACAACTGACAGAACAGGCTTCTCTTCTGACAGATGCTCTTGCCAAGGTTGCAGCTTTTGAAGCTGTAGCTGAGGAAGCTAAGGCGCAAGCTGAAGCGGCTGCTGCACAAGCAGCGGAAATGAAGATGGCACAACGTAAGGCTGCTCTGGGCAACGTGATTGGCTCTGAGAATCCTCAATTTGATGTGATCTTTGGTGCAATTGCAAACATGGAAGATGCTGCATTTGACGCTTTTGTTGGGGCTAGTGCTTTGCGTTTTGAGCAAGAAGCGAAGTCTCCTGAGTTTAATGAAGTTGGTTTTACCGCTGACGCTGTTGATGTGAAATTGGAAGCGGCTGCTATTTCTGAAACAGAACGAATTCTTCGTGAACAATTCAATTAATAAAGAAAAGGAAAAGAAACATGACTGTTATCGCTACTCGTGCTGAAACTTTCGGCCAAGTATTTAAAGACGAATACGAGCCGTCTTCGGGCTTCACTCGTGAAGTTGTTACTGTGAATATCGCTGATGGTGCAACGTTGGCCCAAGGTACTGTTCTGGCTAAGGTTACTGCCACTGGCAAGTATCTGGTTCAGGATGCCTCCCTCGATTCTGGCGCTGGTTTGGAAGCCGCTGGTGTGCTGATTGGTACTGACGAATCCACTCCGGGTGCTGTGTGCGCCGCTGGTGTTGACACTAAGGTTTTGATGATGGCTCGCGGCCCTGTGAAGGTTGCCAAAACGAAACTGGTTATGGGTGCTGGTACTACCACTGATGCCGAAAAGCTGGCTGTGTACGAAGCCCTTGCTGCTAAAAACATCGTTACTGTTGACATTCTCTAATTGAATAAGAATAAGGAATAAATAAATGCCTATTACTCGTAGCTTTAATAACGTAAACCAAGTTGCTGACTGGACGCGAGAGCTGCTGATTGTTCCTAATCAGTGGGGTATCCTGAATCAGTATGGTTTGTTCCAAGAAGAAGGTGTTGAGACCGATGTTGTGCAGTTTGAGCAAACTACCCGTGACGGTGCTCTGATTGTTGACAAGGTGCGTGGTGAGCGTGCTACCGCTGGCAAAGAGCAGGGTTCGCTGATTCGCGCATGGGCTGTTCCGCACTTCCCGTATGACGACTACATCTCCCCGAATGATGTTCGTGGTAAACGCGCTTACGGCTCTGCTGACCAAGAAGAAACTCTGGCTGCTGTTCGTGCTCGTCGTATGGCTCGCATCATGCAAAACCACGCTTGGACTCTGGAATATGCTCGCTTCAAGCTGCTGACCACAGGTGATGTGTATGCTCCGTCTGGTACTGTGTCGATGAACTACTTCACTGAGTTTGGTGTTACGCAGAAGTCTGTGAACTTTGCTCTGACTACTGGCACTACTGACGTGGTTGCTAAGGGTGAAGAAGTTATTGCCCACATTCAAGACAACGCATCTGGTGAGAACGTAGAACGTATCGTTGGTTTCTGTTCGCCAGAATACTTCTCCGCACTGATTAGTCACGCAAGCGTCAAGACTGCTTACCAATACTACACCAGCACGCAAGAGCCGCTGCGTAACCGTCTTGGTGGTAACACTACTATGTACCGCACCTTTGACCACGGCGGCATTCTGTACGTTGAAGTGCGTGGCAACTACGCTGGCAACCTGTTTGTTCCGGCAAACGAAGCTGTGTTTGTGCCGATGGGTACTGAAATCTTCAAGACCTACTTCGCTGCTGCCAACAAGTTTGACCTGCTCGGTACGCTGGGTGAACGTGCTTACATGTTCGAGTACCCGTCTGATCGTGGTGACAAGATTATTCTCGAATCGGAGTCGAATTTCCTCAACGCCATTACCCGTCCGGCAATGGTTGTTAAGGGCGTGAAGGCTTAATAAGTCTTAATGTAGAAGCCTGTGAGAAATCACGGGCTTCTCATTTTCAATACAGCTTGGAAACAGGTTTTATTGAAAATGAAATAAAAGGAGATAAAATGGCAACAATTGATTTGAGCACACCCGTTGGTAGAATTCGTGCTGCAACAGGGGATTGGCGTGACCCTATTACGCTCTCCGATGATGTTATTGAGCAAACCCTTATCAACTGTAACAACAATGAGAATCGCGCTATTACAACCTGTGCGTTCTATATCCTCGCAATCCTTGCTCCACAAGGACACGAGAGGTTGGATCGGATTGAAATTTGGGGAAGTGACGCTTTCAATAACTACTTGAAATATGTCGAGAAAGTTATCACCAACCCTGCTGGTGGTCTTGGTACAACAGTTGCAGGTATTTATGCTGGCGGTGTTGACAGAGAAGAGTTTGTTAATAACCTTGCTGATCCAACAATCATCAATAAACGTATCCCAACATATAATAATATGCGTGATCCGTTCTGTGGAGAATGACGATGCTTGGTAATCGACTTTCTCCAATGGCAACAAGTATTATTGCTCGGGAAGGGCAAACTGCAACATTGACGCAATATCCCCGTGATGATGAACTCACTTACGATCCAATGACAGGGGATAGTACAGGTGGTACAACAACCACTTGTTCTGTGAAAGGTATTGTTCTCGATTATAAGTTGATTAGTAATGGGATGATGAGTAAGGCTGGAACGCAAATCACAATTGACGATAAGCAGTGTTATCTATCTCCTTATGATGTTAATGGAAATGCTTTCCCTAAACCACTTCGTCCTAACGATGTTTTGACATTTGCAGATGGGCGCACATTCTCTGTCATTGCCATCAAAGAAGATAATCCATCTGGATCAAATGCAATTATGTATGACATTCTCCTGAAACGAGGTTGATATGCGTACAAAGGATTTTGATAAGTGGTTGGACACGATTCTTGAATGGTCAGATAAAACAGAAAAGAAAGTGTTGGATAAGTGTAATTGGATTACGAAGAAGGTTCTGTATACAACGATTCAATTCTCTCCAACACAACCCCAAGCTAGATTCTCCAAAGGTACATTCATTGGCAATTGGGTGTTGTCTAGCAATGGTTCTAAGTCTTTCAGTGAAGCTCTTAGAGATACGAAAGAAGGTAAGCGAGCGAAAGTAGATGCTTTCCTAACCCCAGATTACTTCAAAACAAATAGACATATCTACATGACCAACACCACCCCTTATTCGGATAAGGTTGAATACATGGGTTGGATGTTCACTGAAGCGTATAAACCTGTTGCAATGACAGATTCAATGATGAAGACAATAAAACTATAAGGAGCACCAATGGCAGGACAAAAAGAAATACGGTTGGTGCTTGAGAACGAAGTAATTGAATTCGCTGCCGCAAACGGTATTGCACAATCAAAAGTGATTAGGGAGTTTGTTGGTAGTTCTGCTCTCCCGACAACAAAACATATTAGATGCGAAGTTACTCCTCTCCCGACACAAGACCCCTCCATTGGGAATTACCATCGTCGTTTTGTTGGGAATTTCAGAGTGCAATACTTTGAACCAATGATAGGGCAGGGGTGCAAACCATTGGAAACAATGGCAGATAAGATTGCGGATTGGTTTAAACGGGGAACTAACTTCCCTCATCCAACAAACTCTAGTGTGGTTGTAGCATTTGAATACACCCCTTCAATCTCTCAAGTAATGCAAGAAAACAACCTCATCTTTATCACAGTAGATTGTACATATCGCTGCGACATTATTACAACCCCAAATTAAAAGGATAGAAATATGGCTCTTTCTACTGGCGTAGATCGGCAGGTAATTATTGCCAAGGAAGCAACTTATGGTGTTAGCCCCGCTGCTGGTGCAGCATCTCGTTATAAAGATCGTACCGAAATCAGTCTTAACCTGACTCGTGACACATTCACCTCTGCCCGTATTAGCTCTACTGCTCAAACCAGTGATATGCGCGGTGGTATGAATAGTTGTGAATTGTCCCTCAGTGATGAATTGAGTGCTGGTAGCTTTGAATTGGAATGGGCTGCTCTGCTGCGTGGGGCGTGGACTGCTGGCGTAACGGTTACGTCAACTGGTATTCAAATCAATGCTACGACAAAGAAACTTATCCGCACAACAGGCAGTTGGATTACCGACGGCTTCAAGAAGGGTGATTTGATTATCGTATCCGGCGCTACCAATGCGGCTAACAACATTGCATACACCATCGTTGCTATTACTGCTCTTGAAATTACATACGGTGTTGTGATTGGCACTGACACCCCTGTAAACGAAGCTGCTGGTGCTTCGATTACTGTGAAGGTTCCGGGTAAGAAACTGAGCATCCCGTTTGCTCCAGCAAACCGTACAAATGACAGCTTCACTATTGAACAGTTCTTCTCTGCTGCTGGTGTGTCTGAACGTTATGTTGGTGTGAAGATGGGCAGCGCTTCTGTTGAGATTAACCCGAATGCTTATGCAACTTGTGAATTCACAGGTATGGGTAGTACGATGTTGGAACCGGGTGTTGCTCAATACTTCACAGCCCCCGCTGCTGCACCGACCACTTCTGTACTGGCGGGTAATGTGGGTGCTGTGTATTTTAATGGTGTTCGTGTTGCTGTAGCGACTGCCGCTTCTTTTGAAGTGAACTCTGACCTTACCCAAGCTGAAGTTGTGGGTAGCCGTGAAGCACCTGATGTGTTTAGAGGTAGAATTGGTGCTACTGGCGAAATCTCCCTGTACTTTGAGAACAGCGATGTACAATCTATCTTCCGCAATGAACAAGATGTGTCTCTGGTTATTGCTCTGCAAGGTACTGACGGTACGTACATGGCTTTCAATTTCCCGCGTATTCGTCTGGAAGGCGCTGAGAAAGATGATAGTGAAACCGAAGGTATTGTGCAAACGTGCTCCTTCACTGCTCTGCTGCCAACCAGCACCTCCAGCGGCACAGTGGATCAATCTACGATTGTTGTATACGACAGTTCACTAGTCTAATAAGAAATAACAATAAGAAAACTTTACCCTCCCTCTTTTGGGAGGGTTTTTCTTTTATCTGCTCCTTACAACCCATCTTGTATTTCATGTAAGAATGTGGTATAATATGCGTTATGAACAACTTCGTTCCAACATATAAAAGGATGGATAAAATGGCTTTTGATTTGAATAAGATTGATATTGTTAAGGCTGCTGAAGATGGTGTGGAATTCAAGATTCTTGACCTTGAAGCAAATGAGACTGACCTTGTAATTAAGATTCGCGGTATTGCTTGTCGTGCTGCAAAGATTGCTAATCTGAAGTACGAACAAGAAGTAAAGAAGATTCAGAAAGAATTTGGTATCACGGACAAACAACTTGAAAAGCCAGAGAACATTGATCCTGAGAAGCTGGTGGATTACACAGCAGCGGTCGATGAAGCGTATATGAAGATTGTCCTTGCTCCACTGACAATCTCTGTAGATGGTCTGGAAAAAGATGGCGAACCTGTTGTTCTTGCTGGTGAAGAAATCTTTGACCTTTACAAAGCATATCCTTGGATTTCCCACCAAGTGTCGAGTCGTTTTAAAGACGTTAAGGGTGTTGTAACAAAAAAGTAAGTGAGCTTCTGGAGTATGCCTATCTCACATTCAAGATGAATACTCCAGATCACAATGGACAAACGCCTTATCAAAGCTTGATTGCTTTAAGAGATAAGGCTGGGTTGTCTCCTGAAGCTCTAAAAGAATATGAAGAAAAAGATGTCCCACAAGAGTTTGTAGAACTGTGGTATTGCTTCCTTGAACTATCCGCAACAAGACAATTCGCAGGAGAGAACCCTTGCCCAATCTCTTATAGGGATATTGAGAGTTGGTGCAATGTGTGCGGGGAGAGTGTTTCTCCCTTCTCCGTAGATACAATCATGTCTGTTGATAGACAATGGATTAAGAATTACAACGAAGATCAGAAAAAGAAAATCAAAGCGGCTGCTAAAAAGAACAAGAAATAAGGATAAGAAATGGCAAACGTAGCTGAATTACAAATTAAAGTGAGTGCAACGGGCGTAGCTCCGTTTGCTAAATCTCTAGAATCTCTCGGTAAAGCTGCACAGAGTTATCGTGCTGATATTAAGAAAGTTCACACAACCCTTTCTGAAATGGGCAATGTAAAACTCCCTGTTCTCGGGAAGGGGATTACCCAAATCAAATCCCTTGCTTCTGCAACTACGGGTATTAAGGGCGCTACAACCAGCTTCACAAAGCTTGCCAACGCCATTGATCGAATGGTAGCACAGTCTAGTGGGTTGGGGGATGTAGCCAAACACCTCCGCTCCATTAAAAACTCTGTTACTGCAATGTCTGGTGTTCGTTTGAATATTGGTGGTGCAACAGGGGGTGTTTCTGGGGGTAGTCGTGGTGGAATGACTGACCAAGAAAAGCTGATGAAGCAGATTCAACGAGAAGGGCAAATGGCTTCTGTTGGATACGACAAGGCCGCATACCTAGAACAACGAGCAGCAATGCTTGGGGTTGCAGAGGCAGCAAAACCCTACATCGCTCAAATGCGTTCTGCCAACAAGGTAGTTGATACTGGTGTGACAAACACAAGAGCATACGCTAACGCAATGCGTCTTGTTCCTGCTCAGATGACAGACGTTGTAACACAGCTTGCTGGCGGTCAAAACCCATTTCTGATTATGATGCAACAGGGCGGTCAGTTGGCTGACGTATTCCGCATGGCTGGGGTCAGCTTTACAGGGATGTTGAAAGCAGTTGGTGGTAAAGCTCTCGGCCTACTCTTGAATCCTATCACCGCAATCATTGCTGCTGTTGGAACATTAGCATATAGCTTCTACAACGCCTCCAGTGAAACTTCTGCCTTTGCTAAGGTTGCGGCTATTGCTGGAAAAACAACAGGGGTAACAGTCTCAAGTCTGCAATCTGCTGCTGCACAAGCAAGAAGTTTTGGTGTGTCTTCCGGTATGGCTGATGAAGCTGTTTCTGGATTGGCTGCTGCTAATGTTGTGTCCTCTAGAGAGATGGGTGAACTTGCCGCTGTTGCTGCTAAATATGCAAAAGTTACGGGTGTTGATCTAAATAAGGTTATTGGTGAGTACATTGGTCTGAACGACAAAGCTTCTGACAAGATGCTCCAATTGAATCAGAAATACAGAAACCTTACACCAGTTGTGTATGCTCAAGTTGTAGCTTTGGAGAAAGAAGGAAAGCAAGTTGAAGCTGTGAAACTCGCTAACGAAAAATTAGCGGAGGCTCACGAGAAAGCAACAAAAGATACGCTTGAGAATATCGGTCTAGTTGAAAAAGCTTGGAATGGTGTCAAATCTGCCGTCTCTTATATCTGGGAAGGCATCTTGAGCATCGGGAGAGCAACTGCTGAGTTTGATCGTCTTAAAAAGGTAGAGGGAATTATCAGTGGGATCACTGATAAGATTGACGAGATGACTGCGGCAGGGGAGTCTCAAGTAAAAATTGATATGCAGAGAGGGATGCTTTCCAGTTGGAATAACGAGCGATACAAGATTCTTGAACGTATCAAAATAAAGAAAGACGAACAAAACCTTGATGCTCAGAATGCAAAAGAAAATG